ACTGCACCAACACCTTTAATCTCATACGCTGGTATACCGTCAATATACATGATGAATCGGTTTGCCTGTTTTGGTTCAAAGGCTGTGAAAAATATTTCGTTTGGATCTAATACTGCCATTTTGTTTATTTATTTGTTTTGTTATAAATATTATTTTTTTAAAAAAATTAACCAGGGAAAGTTGCTCCAGTTGGTAAGATGTTGAAATCCAAGTAAATGAATTCAGCAGTCTTAGTTGGTTGTAAGTAAATTTGTCCTACTAATTGGTTTCTATCAATTACATCGGAGGTGTTGTTGCTTGAATCCATGATTACTTTAAAAGCATACAAACCTTGACGTTGTTGAACTGATTCTAAGTATGGGTTAACTTGATTTAAGAAACTAGTACGAGTTGCGATTGTATTTTGTTCGAATACTAAGTTATTTGCTACTTGAGAAATATAAGATTTAAGAGAAATTAATAATCTACGAACATTTACACGATCTAAAGCACTTGCTTTAGTTTGTAATGTTTTCTGTCCGTAAACTACAACTCCTGTTCCCGGGAACGTAGCAATTGGGTTAACTTTATTTGAATATAAAGTATCGCGATTTGCTTGGGTTAATTTCTTTTCAGCTCTAACTACAGTAGATAATCCACCTCTGTTAATACCTGCTGGTGCGAACCAAGGTTCTGATACGTTATCGTTATAAGCATAAACACCTGCTACTAATGTTGAAGCTGGTACCCAAACTAATTGAGCAGAATCTGGATCAATTGTTTGAACCCAAGGCCAGTAAGAAGCAGCATATGAAGTATTTTTAGAATTTGCTGTACCAGTTACTGTATTAATACTTGAACTAAAAGGTACTAAATCTGAAATAAAAATATTATCACCTCTGTTTTGAGTATTGTTGATAATAGTAGTTACTTGAGAAGCACCTAAATTAGCTTCAGAAGCATATAAACCTGGAGTTAACAACACATTAAATCTATAATCATCTTGGTTAGATAATAAATTAATCATATTATTATAAGCACTGGCTGATATACCTTGAATGTTATTTACACCTGAAATAATGTTATTATAGTATTTAGCTCCACCACCTACAAATAAAGTTCCAGTAGCTCCAACAAATGAACCACTTGCGTTTGCAGGAATAGAACCTGTAAATGCTGGTTTTGGATTACCATTATTATCGAAGTAAAGTGGGGTTTGAGTAGGTACTGAACTTACAAAAACATATTTTGAATTATTTGGGAAATCACCATTTACTACAATTTGGTTATCATTAGAATCATATTCTTTATATTGATCGCCAATTACTCTAGATACATAGTTAGGAGCTGTTGGATCCATTGATAAGTTAGTCCATGTTTCTAATACAATAGGAGTATTAGTATTATCATCCCCTTGACGAATTAATAAAGCAAAAGTACCTTGTGACGTATCTTGGTTAGTAATTTGCCACCTAATATTATCTGATGAACCTGAAGTTGATAATGATCCACTAGAATCTAATGAGCCAGAACTATTCATTATAGCACCTTGAGAAATTGTAGATAATACTAAAGATTGTGATAAAGAAGCAGAATTTAAAATTCCACAACCGTTTGGAGAAGGTGTTGCTGATGATGCTGAAGTAAAGGCCGATGTAAAACTACCTGTAGTAACCCTAGCTACTAATAAGGTTTGACCACCATTATTAAAATAGTTAAAAGCCGCAATTGAGGTAAAGTACGTATAAACGTTACTACCACTTAAAAAAGTAGTACCAAATTTGTTTTGGTAGTCACTATATGAAGTAACAATTGTAGGAACTTCATCAGGACCTTTAACGGTAGGACCAATAATAGCAGCACCTACAGTTACAGGTTGCTGTGTGATAAAGGAGCCGTCGTTTTCTAAAGCGAGTACGCCAGGTGATATTAGTGTTGATGCCATGTTTTTAAAATTATTTTGATTTTATTCCGTAATAAATATTACAGAGAAAGTCAAAATTAATTAGAACTGGTAAATTCTCCCTTAGATATATTAATAGCCCCTTCACCGTATTTTTCTTGAATTTCTTTTCCTACTTGAATTTCCTGTAGTTTAAGTTGGGTGAGTTGGTCAATAAGGGTTTCTTTTTGAAGTTCTAATTCTTGGATTTGAAATTCAACATAACCAAAATCAATTGTTAATTGGTCTCTTTTTGATTGTAAACTTTGAACTTGAGTAAGTTCTTCTTGGGTTAAAACTTGTGTTGTCATATTATACGTAAATTATTGTGTAAAAGAAATCAGGATCACCTCCAGTAGAGGTAAAAGTTAAAGCTCCGGTATTTAAATTTCCTACTTGAACTACTGGACCTATTCCAGCACTACTTGATAATGCTAAAGATACGAAAACGTTTTGTCCTAATGTTTTACCTGTTAATTCTGGTAGGTTAACAAGTAATGTTCCTCCTGTTGTTTTGCCTGCTCCTGCTATAAAATTTAAACTAGCATTAGGAATTAAAGTACTTCCACTAGCATTAAAACTTCCTAGAGTAGGAGCATATGAGCTACTTAAAGCATAAGATGAACTTAAAGCATATGAGCTACTTAAAGCATATGAAGAACTTAAAGCATATGAACTACTTACAGCACGTGAACCGCTTAAAGAAAATGAGCTACTTAAAGCATAGGATGAACTTAAAGCGTATGAACTACTTAAAGTATATGAACTACTTATAGCGTTAGCAAAATAACCACTACCTGTAGTTTGTCCCGCAAAAGCAAATGAGCCAGAAAGAGTAATAGCATACCCTACGGCTCCGGTAAAAGCGTCAATAGATTGAGATACATCTGCTGCTTGAACAACATTACCATTTGTAATATTTGTTTTTGATAAAGTTTGTAATGCCATGTTTATTGATAAATATTAAAAGTTTTATTTTTGTATAAATCTATCGGTAATTAAATTATAATTTTCATCATTTATCTTTTTAATATAAACATCAGTATTATTTTCATAAGTAATTTTTGACATAAAAACCATATTATCTATTCTATCAACAATTTCATAAAACCAACTACCTTTATTTAGTGTAACATGTTTATAATATCCATTATTACCAACACAATCAACTTCAACATAATCATAATCCATATTTAAATAAAATATTACTAGTTTACTAAGATCAGGTTCATGCCCTCCACTAATATCTAATTTACATATTTTTGGGATATCTTTCCATTTATTAGTCCATTCACCGGATGATGATATTCTATCAAAATTTGATTTAGGAAATTTTATTCTAACAAATCCATCATAACTTTTACCAATAACATTTTTATTCATGTTATATTTAAACACCATAGATAAAAGATATTCTGCCCACTTTCCAAAATATCCAATTTTTGAACATAATGCCCAATATTCCTCATCATTTTTAATAAATGAAAAATCTTCAATCATTTTATCTGAGTATCCACAAAAATGAACATCAACTAGAGAATATTCTTTTCTAGCCCATTCACCTTCTTTTCTTTCTCCATAAAGTAAATAATCTTGGTTTTCAAAATTATTTATATCTTTAAGTATTTCTATAAATTCGCTTTCATCAAATAACATATCATATTCAATCCTAAAAACTTTTGAATATCCTTCTTTATTTGCTTCTTTAAGACTATAAATGAATCCATTGTATATGTTAGCAACATGGTCTGTTACTCCAACATAAGGCATCCAGTTTTCTAAAGTACCATTATGGATATCATAATAAACATAAGGTTTGCTGTATAGTTCTGAATCTATTAGATGTTGGGGTGGAATTCCTATCATAAATCCATCTAAATATTCTCGATAAAAGTCAACTTCTTTTTCAATTCCCCAAGAATTATTAGATTTGTTAATTAACATTATTTTACGAGAACTATCTAATTTTTTAAGTTGGTTTATTAAATCTAAAGTAACTTCGGCTTTATCTTTTGAAGACAAATAACCATCAATAACATATAAAATATTACTCATATTTAAAATTTTAACGATTATCTATATAAATAATAACTTGCCTATAATATTCTATAAAATGTTCATTCCATAAATCCCATTTTATATCAATATTATCTACCGAATAAACTTCATAATTATTAAAATTAGGTAAAATATTATCTCTAAAATTTCTAAATAATGATTTTTCTTCTTCTGTTTGTAAATGCCACTCACCAGTTATTTTAGAAATTGTTTTTAAAAATTCTAAATGTTCAGGAGTAAAAACATGATATTCACCTCCCTCGCAATCAATTTTAAAAAAATCAATTTTATCTAAACTATAATCTTTTAATAAAGTAGTAAAATTTATACTTTCGATAAAAGTTTTTTCATTACCAAGTTCTCCATAAACCATATCAGAATAAAATCCATTATTATGTTCACCAATTCCTTTTTTTATTGGTGTTACAGGAAACCCTCTTAAATTTTTATTTAATGTTAAAAATTCTATGGAACTTGGTTCTAAACAATAAATATGTTTTGGTTTTTTGTCAAGTATAGAATAAGCAAAAGGTCCTACAGAAGAACCAATATCTAATACAATATCACCTTCCTCTATTGTAAAGAATTTTTCATAAATTCTATCTTCAAAAACTTCCTTAATTAAAAGAGGTTTTAAATCTGTTACTTCGGGATTTTCCATCCAACCCCAATCAAAATTGTTTATATCCATTTTTTTATTTCATTAAATACATGTTCTGGTGTTATTGATGTATGACACTCAAATTGTCTATTAGTATTTTGATGTTTTGGACACCAATACCAATCCCCATGAGGATCAAATTCAAATTCTTTATTAATTAAATTCCAACATCCATGACATACATTTTTATTTGTTATTCTAATATAATCAGGTGTTGATAAATCAAATTCATTCCAATCTTCAGTAAAATTAGCTATCATAGCTACTGGTTTACCCATAGCATGAGCAACCCAAGACATACCTGAGGATAATCCTATGTATAGTTCTGAATGGTAAATTAAATTCATTGATTCTAAAAATGATTGTCCGAATTTTTTATTAGCTTTATTTGGTAAACCATTTTTTAAAGTATTAGCTCCAAATAGTTCATCTTGTTCTACAACTACTGGCGTATAACCTTCTTTACGAAGCATCCCACATAATTCATTCCAATAAGGGGTTTCAGGTTGAACCTTTTTACCTTTTGGGTGATTCCAATATTTCATTTGGATTGTAGAATGAACACCTATAGTAACATATTTGTTTTTTATAGAACGTTCCATATTAGGAATTAAAATATTAGGTCTAATATA